TTAGAATGTAAATCTGATTCGCAGAATAAAGGATAATTATGGCTGAGTTAGGTACAGTTCTCGGACAAGACGGATTGAAGTGGTGGATCGGCGTGGTCGAGGATCGCGGCACTGGGCAGTTCTCGGGCGAGAAGGACGATCTCAAGCTGGGTCGTATCAAAGTGCGCATCAAGGGCAAGCACACGGATAATAAAGGCGACTTGCCAACGAGTCAGTTGCCGTGGTGCTATGTACTTATGCCTATGACGTCCGCAGGTATCTCGGGAGTGGGTCACAGCCCTACGGGTATTGTCGAGAATAGCAAAGTGGTTGGATTCTTTTTCGACGGAGACGGCGAACAGTTTCCTGTAGCAATTGGCGTGCTACCACATATTCAACAAAAAGAAGATACTGAGCAGAACTCGATTGGCTCTGGTGGAGCAATGTCATGAGTTCAATTAGTATTACGCCGCTTTCAACATCTAATACTGTGCCTACACTTACGGGCTATGTTGACTTTCAGCGTTTTAGTGCTCCTGGACAAGCAAAAGAAACAATATCTGTTTATGTCAATTATACAAGATATAAACTGTTTGAAGGTAATTTAGGTCTAGACGAAACAGTACAGCCAAATAAATGGAAGCTGCAATTCTCTACACCACTCAAGCCCGGAACATATCAGGTCGAAGCTTACGTATCAGATATAGCGACAGACACTATTCTTGCGCGTGATACTAAGGAAACTGGTATTACAATTATACCACCAACGCCAGTACAGATTCAACAACAGAATCCAACACTACTCGAAAAGGTTGCGACTGTTGCTTTGCTGATGGCAAACTTGAATAAACTATTTGGCGGCAAGAACGGTATTGCTCCCGTTCCTTCTGTTCATCCAACGCTCAACGACGATGCTTCAACATCACTTGTGGGTCGCGGTAACGAAGAACGCGTTGAAGAAACAATCGTCAAGAGTAAAGACAAGACACAGCGCAAGGGTAACGTAAAAGCAAATCCTGTGCAGAATAAAGCTGTAGATCCTACAGCAAGTGCTGCTGGAACATATAGTCTGACAGATATTGAGCGCGCTGCAGCAGGCGATCTAAATGTTATAGATAATCTTGATTTTCTTTCTGCCGGCTCGATGCCAACAGATACTATTAGCGCACTCGACGAAACAGCTGCAAAAGTTGCTGCTCAGGATGCGGCTATTAGTTCAGGCGCAGGAACAATAGCATCGACAGGCGCAAGAATATCAGGAAGAAATCTTGGAGTTGCAGTAGCTGCTTCGGCAGCGGCAAGGGGTAATTGATGGCGGATTGGAATCAACAGGATCAAGGTGGTAAGAAGTCCGAGTATCTCGGCAATCATACCTATACGACAGAAGCCGGTCATGTCGTGGAGTTTGATAATACTCCAGGTGATTGCCGTATTCATATCTACCACAAGTCAGGAACATTCGTCGAGATCAAAGACGATGGAGCTATGATCACGACTGCTAAGGGCGGTCGTCAAGAATTCAATGACAAAGGGCGCGACGAAGTAACCACTGGTGAATTCAATCTAACAGTCAACGGTCCAATCAATATCTATTGCACAGGCAACGTTATTCAGCATGTTGACGGAAACTACGAGTTGAATATTGGCGGCGATCTCAAAGTAAAGGTCGGCGGCAACGAGCTACGCGAAGTTATTGGGGATCAGCGTACACAAGTCAACGGCAAGACAGCGCATCGTACATCAGGTAATCGCGACGAAGTAACTGGCGGTAATAAGACCGAAACAAATAACAACGAGTATTTCCAATCCACAGGAACAGAGTCAACTGTTATCTCTGGTGGAAACTACGCTGTTCTTGCTGGCAAAGATTTTCAAGCTATTGCTACATCGGGAATGGGATTGGGTGCTGGTACAGATATGGGTATTGCTTCTGGCGGCAATACAACCGTCAAAGCAAATGCAGGAACACTAAACGTCGAAGCATCATCGACAACTACAATCAAGGGTAGCACAATTCAGCTAAATCCATAATGGCAGCGATTCATAGACAAGACGATAGCCGCGCGTGCGGAGCGACAACGATTGTATCAGGTCAGTCCACAGTTTATGCTGGTGGAAAGCTAATTGCTGTCGATGGTGATGAAAACACTGATGGTGGTGGAGCTTTGTCGACATCGCATAGCAATATTACAATCAACGGCAAAGGAATTATTGTTGTTGGAGATAGCGCAGCAGCTGACGCGCTTTGCCCTATTCCAGGCGGAGATCATTGCGCACCAAACGCATCGAGTGGTCTTGGAACAGTTACGGTAGGATAATATGGCAGATATACCAGATACACCAGATATTGTTTCGAAGCGTGAACGTCTTGCTCAACTAAAGCAGGAAGCGGATAACAAGACGCCTCTTGCTAAGGGTGACAAGTATACACTCAACGGCAAGCAATACATCTATACTGGAACAAACGAACTCTGCGAATTGCTGGAGCGAATGAATCGCGACCATCCAGAGCTAGTCAATCATGCTGAAGCGAAGCGTATGATTCAAGATCCACTTGGCTATCGTGCGCCTCCATATCAAATTGATCCAGCTATTCTCGTTGGTCTTGCTGCGCTCAAGCAGACTGGTGCACTTGACGCAATGACTGGACTTGCTAAAGACTTTCTTGGTGCTGGACTCGACGGACCCATCTCTGCTGTTACTGGTGCAATCAAGAACCTAACAGGCGCTTTGCCATTCAAACTAGGCGGCGCAGCAGATATCGTAAACAAGATTGCACAAGTAAAGGTACTTATGAGTCTTGGTCTATCTGGACCAGCGTCTCTTGTTTTTGCTGCTATCAAAGGTAATCTATTGAGTGGCATTCCTGGACTTGCAGATTTAGCAAGTCAGATTCCGCTTGCTAACGAGATCGCATCGCTTACAAAGATTGCCGCTGACCCGATCGGGTTCGCTGCTAAGGCAGCTGGTATTCAAGCAAACTTCCCTATGCTCAATATGAACGCGATGGCTGGTGTGCTTATTGCTACTGCCGCTTCTGGTCGTAAACCAAACTTTGCTACGCTTGTTCCTAATCTTGTATTGGCAAGCGGCGCACTCAAGATGCTTCCTAAGGTTACTATTGCTCCAACAAAAGACGCACAAGGACCACAGAAGCTCAAGCCACCAACAAAGCCAAAAGATCCTATTATACCAAAAAATCTATTTGCGGAATCAGCAGCCGGCTCATCGCTTTCGACGCTAAACCAACCTCTATCCAAGTTTATGGGTATTATGTCGACAATTGGTCCGCGCAACAATCTAATTGCTGATAGTCCTGCTAAGACTTCTTATGGCCCACAGAAACTAACCTCGACTGCAAATAGTGCTAATTGGGGCTCTGGTGGCTATGGACGAGACAAGTCTAAAGAGAATTTGGAAAAGAAAAGACTGGAAATCTCTGCTAAGATCGAAAAGCATACAGCAGAACTATTACAGCAAGTTGACTATACCAAACTTACTAAGTATAGCTATCCGGAACTAATCAAGAAGTATCCTGCTATCAAACCAACATCGACGGTGGCTGAAGCATTGCATATCATCGAGGAAACGGATAAAGCTGCGGCAGCTAAAGCTAATACGAGTATTACAACCGCCTGAATACAATTCCTATTATAATGGCGTTTGATTGATTTGTCAAGTCTTTTTTTCAGAATAAATAAGATAAAGGAAAACATATGAAAAAAAGACCACTACCACCATCGCTCGGCAAGACCACAAACAAAGACTTTGATCTTATGTTTCGTGCGCATCCATCGACAGGCAAGCTGCTTGTCAAGAAGGATGACGATGCGGTCAAGCAAGGACTAAAGAACCTTTTGCTAACAAATCGCTACGAGCGTCCGTTTCGCCCAGAGTTTGGCGGAGATGTTCGTAAGCGTCTATTCGATAACTTCGATACTATTTTTGCCAGCGACTACGAAAACCAGATTACAACGGCTATCAAGAATTACGAACCAAGAGCTGTTGTTGCTGAAAATGGTGGCGTAGTTGTTACTGAAAACAGAGATAGTAACCAACTTTATATTACAGTCAAGTTTAGAAACGCCGTTACACTCAACGACGTTGATATCGACATCAATCTCAATAGGGTCCGATAATGGCAGTCAACACCGACCTCATCGTAACAGGATTGGACTTTGATACAATCCGTAGCAATCTTCGCAACTATATTGCGTCGAAACAAGATTTTGCTGATTATGACTTTGCGGACTCAGCTTTAGGTACATTGCTTGATTTGCTTGCATACAATACGTATTATAATGCGTTCTATGCAAATATGGCAGTCAATGAAAGCTTTATCGATTCAGCTCAGCTGTATGACTCGGTTGTATCTCATGCTAAGGCACTTGGCTATACGCCAAGATCAGCGCGTGGTGCTCGTGCTAATGTGCAGCTTATCTTTACCAACTCGCTTGCCAATACGACTTTTAGATCAATTCGTGTTCCTAAGGATACAGCTTTCAACGCAGTTGTAAATGGTGCAACATATAAATTTGTTACACCACAGACATATACGATTACTGCCAATACTTCAAACGGCTTTGCCGATTATATCAATATTGTTGAAGGCGAACCGCTAACACATAGATTTGTTTATAATAGAAGCTCGAATACATCTTTCGTTCTACCAAATGAAATGGTAGATACAACAAGCATTTCAGTTACGGTAACATCTGGCGGCAATACGCAAACATATGTACTTGGTAACGATATTCTTTCTGTAAACTCAAGTTCTAAAATTTACTTTGTCGAAGCAGATCGTCAGCAAAAGTATAAGATTGGTTTTGGTGATGGTGTGCTTGGTGTTCAGCCAGCTACATCTTCTATCATTACTGTTTCATATCGTGTATGTAATGCTGGACTTCCGAATGGCGCAAATACGTTTACGCTTGTCAATACAACAATTGATGGTCAATCTGGTATTACAATTGTTCCAATGGGTCGTTCTTCTGGTGGCTCTAGTATCGAAAGTATTGAGTCGGTTCGCTTCAACGCGCCACGAATGTACGAGACACAGAATCGTTGCGTAACATCAGAGGACTATAGAAGATTGCTACTGGATCAAAATCCAGATATCTCTGCTGTCAATGTATGGGGTGGCGAAGAAAACGATCCGCCTATCTACGGTAAAGTGTTTATCGCTGCGAAGCCAAAAACAGGAACATTGTTCTCAGCTTCACGCAAAGATGAAATCATTGCAAAGCTAAACAAGTATAATGTTCAAGCTATCGATACCGAAATTGTCGATCCAACATATCTGTATATGGTTCCTACGGTAAACGTAAGATATAATCTATCGCTTACGACAAAAACACCAGGCGAGCTTGCAGCCGCTGTTGCTGCTCGTATCGTTTCCTTTGAAGAAAACTATCTATCGACATTCGGCAATAGCTTCCGTTTCTCAAGATTCCTCGACTATCTTGATTCGACAGACGATGCCATTCAAACAACAGACGCACAGATTCGTTTGAGAAAAACATTTACGCCAAATCTAACTGGCGTCAATTCTTATTCGTTGAAGTTCAACAATCCTCTTCAGCGTTTGGGTACTAAAGAGTTGATTAGCGGTGTATCACGACACCCAGGATATGGTTCTGTAACTTCTTCTTCTTTTACCTACGCAGGTCAAACATCATACTTTGACGACAATGGATTTGGTACACTTCGTATTTACTATCCATCGACAGCAGGTAGACTTGGACGAGTATATACCAACTACAATGTTGGATCAATTGATTATGACACTGGTACAGTAACAATAACAAACTTTGTACCTGAAGCCTATACTGGAGAAAGCATTTCTATTATTGCTGCTCCATTGAATCCAAATATCACACCTGTAAGAAATCAGATTCTACTGATCTCGCAGAGTGAAGTAAATGTTATTGATGACAATACTAATCTGACACTTTCTACTGCTTCGAATATTGAAACGGTTGGTCAGACTACTACATTGCTAACCCCATCAATCAAGCTGTATAACTTCTAATGGCAATAGCAGGCGCAGACGAAATCCTAAAGAAAATCTCTTCGCAGATTGATTCCCAGTTTCCTGGATTCATTCGCGAGGAAGGGCCTCAATTTGTCTCATTTATGAAGGCATACTTTGAGTATATGGAACAGAATGGCAATCCAGTCAATGCCGCTCGTTCTCTGCGCGATAACAAAGATATTGATAGAACTGTAGACTCGTTTGTGGAATACTTCCGCAAAGAGTTTATGATCAATATTCCAAAAGAAGTATTAGCCGATAAGCGTCTATTAGCTAAACATATTCGCGAGTTCTATCGTTCGCGCGGCTCGCAAGAGTCGTATCGCTTTCTATTTCGTGCGCTCTTCGATACAGAACTTGAGTTCTACTATCCGGGCGAAGATATTCTTCGTGCATCTGATGGTCGATGGGTTCAAGAAACAAAGCTACGTGTAGGCAAACCATATTCACTAAACCCTACAGAATTTGGCGGTAGCAATGTAAGAGGTGTTACTTCTGGTGCAACTGCGCTTGTTCAGCGTATTACATCTACAATTGCTGCTGGTATGACAATCTATGATATGGTTGTTGAAAACGTATCAGGACTCTTTATTGACGGCGAGCGTGTTGTTGATGATAATGGTAACTTTGTAACTGTTAGCGCACAAGTTGGTTCTTTGATTGATGCAGAAGTTATCGATGGTGGCGCTTATCATAGTCCTGGCGATGTTATTGAAATTGGTGGAGCGGGTTCAACAGAAGTTGCACGCGGTGTTGTTACAGAAACAAACAATACTGGTGAAGGCATTGAAATCAGAATTACAAATAGTGGTTCTGGTTATACTAAAGACAATACTAGAATTGTTATTAGTGGTGGTAATGGAACTGGCTTCGCTGCTAAGGTTGCATCTTGGACACAAGAGCCAATTCCGACAACTCTTGGTATCGATACTATTTCTGCACTCAGAAACGTTCAGATTGGTGCAGGTCCGTTCTTTGTTGCTGGTGGAGCTAATACGGCTTCGGTTCGCGTCAAACTTACCGGAACAGTAAAGCTTGCAAGCGGATCGAATACTGTTGTTGGTCAAGGATCTTCGTTTACAGAGCAGCTAAACGTAGGCGATATTGTTCGCGTCAATGGAAGTGCTAATACGCTTCGCGTACATTCTATCTCAAGTGCGCAGACATTTATTTCCGCTATTGCCGCAACAACTAATATTGCTGTCGGCGCAAGTGCATATGTTGGTCTTGCCGCTGCAAACGCATATAGCCTTATTGGCAACGCACTCAAGTTTACCGCAACCAACTATTTCGCAATCAATGCAATTGCCATTATCAATCCTGGATATGGATATACAACATTACCAACAGTTACGATTGTTGATAACGAAACATCACCACTAAACGTAGCTGACGGCTATGGAAATTATATCGGCAGAAATGCAATAGTATCTGTAAATCCTGCGCCTGGCGCTATCAAAAAGATGCGCATTATTTCCCCAGGTCAAAACTTCAATAGATTTGAAAATGCATCATTGCTCAATGTTACACAAGGCAATACTGCAATTGTAAAGACATATTCTTCTGCTAACGTATCTGGCGGAAGTGCAGATCGCTATCTTCGCCGTCATAAAACCTTCTCTGGTTCGGCTCAACCGAAGCCATCTGGTATTGTCACTTTCCCAGGACGCTATGTCGATACAAAAGGTTTCTTGAGCTGGAACAATAGACTACAAGATAATTACTATTATCAAGAGTTTTCTTATGTTCTTCGAGTATCAGAAGCACTAGATAAGTATAGCGAGATCATCAAGAAAACGCTTCATCCTGCGGGAACAAAGCGTTTCAACGAGCTTACTATCAATTCGACTGCGCCTGCTGTTGTAATCACATCATTCTCGTATTCAAACATTTATGATGTAGAAGTTGATGAATCAGTCGTATCTACCGACACAGTTGTTGGTCGTCTTGTAACATCTGCTTCTATGCCAACAGAGTCTGTAACTCTAACAGATTCGTTGCCGTCTGCTGAAGTAACCAAGAACGTTGGTCATGAAGAAACTATTGCACTAACCGATAGCTTCGCAGCTACATACGTTTCTGGTGATCTAACATCTGGAACTGAATCGGTAACAACTGCGGATACGCAAGACGCAACTTATAATTCTGGCAATTTGACATCTGGTACTGAGTCTGTAGCTGCTACAGATACTCCAGACGCGACATACAACTCTGGTAATCTATCGTCAGGCACGGAATCGGTAACAACAACCGATAGTGTAGCAGGAACTTATAATTCTGGTGATCTAGATACAGGAACTGAATCAGTAACTGCTACAGATACTACAAATGGAACTTATAATTCAGTTGCACTTGATACTGGAACAGAATCAATAACTGCAACGGATTCTCCAGATCCAACAGTTCTACTTGGTGCTCAAATTGCTGAATCGGTAACACCAACAGATCAAGTTGTTGGCGGAACTGCAATGAATCTTGGTATTCAAGAAAACAATGGTGAGATTACACCATATGCTGCAGTTCAGATTACAACTTATCAATCAACCCAGATTGCAACTATCGTCGACCCGACCCTAAATCTTGACGATACTGTAAATAGGTCATGATTTCTTGATATAAATACCCATGTCTAAACCCAAAGGAGAATAGATAAATGTCAGTTGAAAAGATTAACGCCGGCGACTCTACTAATGTAGTCGTTACACGCGGAGCTGGTTCGCAAGAATCAGTTGATCTGCACGGCACATATACAGCCGTTTGCTACGATGCAGAAGGCAACGTAAAGTGGGAAGAAGATTTCCCAAATACAGTTACAACAGCTGGTAAGAATGCGCTTCTCAATGCGTATCTCGGTGCTTCTTCAGTTGGCGCTGGTACGACCACATGGTATATGGGTCTGATCGCTGCTAACGGCTACTCAGCAATTTCATCTTCCGATACTATGTCATCACATACAGGTTGGAAAGAGTCTGGCGAAAACAACGCTGCTGCTCCTGGCTATTCACAGTCAACACGTCGTCAGGTAACATTCGCTGCCGCTGCATCTGGTTCAAAGGCAACATCAAACGCTGTTGTATTCTCAATCGGTACCGGAGGAACTGTCAAGGGGGCTTTTATTGCCAACAACGCAACAAAGGCTGGTACAACTGGTATCCTTTACTCAGCTGGTCTCTTTACTGTTGGCGACAAAGTTGTCACACCAGGCGACACTCTAAACATCACATATACAGCATCTGCCTAATAAATGACAGCTCTTATTACTCGTCACTTCAAAATTCATAATGCGATTCAGTTCTTTGAATCGTTCAATGAGGCTGCGCCTACCCGATATTATTTCTTTATCGGTAAGACGCAGCCATATGCTAATGCTATTCCTTTATCGGGAACAGTAAAGACGACGAGTAGTTCGAATACAATTGTTGGGCAAGGAACTCTATTCAAGACAGAACTTGCTGTTGGTGATCGTGTTGGTATTACTGGACAAGCTACAGTTGTTCGTGTTCACTCAATTCCAAGTGCACAATCAATTGTAGTTACGCCAAGACCAAGTGCAACAATTACAGCTGGTGCAAATGCTTATATTCGTAAGTTGTTTGCAGAAACTAATCCGCCGGCAGTAGATGCATCATACAATAATGTTTATTATGATGTCTGGAGAGATATGATTGCATTGAAGAAGTTTCAATCTTCTGATGTGTCTCATGTTATACCAAATAATGTTTGGG